TTAACGCTGCCGCATGGTTTCTTTTGGATTGGATGCGTGACCCAGAGTACACCTGTATCAAGGTTGTTTCTTTGACAGAGCAACACGCGCAGCGAAATGTTTTCGCGGCGATTAAGACCTTTTATCGTACTGCTCTGGTTAAACCGGAATACAAAGGCGAATCAGACTTGGTCAAGTCGATTCAGGTTAACGATGACGATAAAAACGGAATTCACCTTGTGGCAATCCCGAAAGGTGATGCAGGAACTGGTACGCTTCGCGGATTCCACCCTAGTCCACGCCAGAAACCGCATCCGAAGTGGGGAGCGATGAGTCGAACCCATGTGGTTCTGGACGAAGCTGAAGAAATTCCTGCTGGCGTTTGGGAAGGTTTGCAGAACATCCTGTCCGCCGCCGATACAACGAGCAGCAAAGGACGCATCAAGATTTTCGGCGCATCTAACCCGAAGGATCGAAATAGTGAATTCGGCAAGCGATGCGAACCTGTCGGTGGATGGTTGCGAGTTGATTGCGAAGAGGACTTTGAGTGGACTAGCCGTGAGGATTGGCACATCCTCCGATTGGATGCCGCTAGGTGCGAGAATGTCACGAATCGCAAGATCGTGTTCCCCGGCTTTCAGACCTACGAGGGTTTCATGTCGTACGAAGCGAGAGGAAAGACTGCCGAGTATTACACGATGGCGCGAGGGTTCTTCCCGCAGGAAGGTGTGGCAATGGCAATAATAACGCCTGCAATGATGGATAACGCAATGGGGCAAGTACGCTTTATTGGTCCTGTAGTAGGTCTAGCAGCGTTCGATCTAGCGTTGGAAGGTAAAGACCAAGTTGTGTGTTCCTACGGAAGATTTGGGCTTTCCGATGGATGGACTCCTATGGATGGCAAGTTTAGAGAGTTTAAATCGCCAAAAGTCGTTTTGCAGCTTGATTCGCAAATTAACTTTCCTAAACGAGCAACGCTTGAGCAGGCGGATGCAATTATGAATTTCTGTAAGCAAATGCGGATTGGGCCGGGTTGGCTATGCGTGGACCGAACAGGAAACGGATCGGGAATCCATGACGCATTATGTAGTTTATTTGGCAAAGAAGTTTTGGGAGTAAATTATTCTTGGGCGGCATCCGAGACTCATGTGTTAGGTGACGATTCACAGAGAGCAAACGAACTTTACTCTGGGGTGGTTACCGAGTTGATCTTTGGATTAGCAAAGTATCTGGAATTTGAGTTTCTTAAAATATCACCTTCGTTTAGAACTGAAGAATTAGTTAGACAAGCGACTTCGCGAAGATATAAACAAATCGGTCAAGGATTAGTGCGTGTCGAAAGTAAAGGAGATTATACAAAGCGTACTAGACAAAATAGTCCCGACCAACTTGACTCATTAAGTTTATTGGTATACCTCATGCGTCAACGAGGTGGAGCAGTTGCAACTATGACAGAACAAAAGCCAGAGAACTATCGTGAAAAAAGACTTCCATCTATTGAGGCAATGGAGTATGTTGATTTTTCCGACTAACTTTTTTATATGGCACAACCCATAGATGGATTAATCCCGCCCGGCGGATGGCATTACTGGCAAGGAGATGTTAAGCTCGATGGATACAGCTTGGAAAATTTATACAAAGTTGTTCAAGACTATCGTGCAGAAAACCATCTTTCTATTGGTGATGTTCATGGTGATGTTAATAGTTATATCTGTGGCAACTTTCCTAACAATTGCCACGGGGTTGACTCGGTTGTTGTCGTTAGCGTCGATGCGCCAACCAGACAGAACGAATTGCTTAATGACATCACAGTCTGGGCGAAAAATATTTTATTGAGCCAGAAACCGATTAAAATGGTTTCTGATGAACTTGCAGAAGCTAGGGCATTGACCTGCATGAAGTGTCCTAGAAATGCCGCATGGAAGCAGGGTTGTGGCAGTTGCATAACTGCAACGGAGCGATTGACTGCCAGTATTAGGCAGGGTCGAGACACTCGTTCTTCCAAGAAGTTAAAAGGTTGCGCTTCATTGCGACATGACAATCGAGCAGCAGTTTTCTTTGACAAAGAGCATTTTGAGGTCACAAATAGTGTTCCGCAAAATTGTTGGCTGAAAATTTAATTATGGCAAATTTTAACGATCCATTACCTGTAGAGGTTATAAATACATTTGCAACTAAAGCACCTAGAACGCTTGAAGCTGGAGATAAGAATACAAAATCTCGGCTCAATGTGGTCATGCCGGGAGTTAACCAGACCGATGAAGTTGTTAATGAAGAGACGCTACAGGTAAAGCGCACTTTCCGTAATGCCGAACAGGCTTATTCTGCATATCGTCGTTTGAAGCAGCAGAATGTTGAAAGGAATCGCAAAAATGCACTCATCCAAAAGAAGCTAAATAATGAGCCTCCTTACTCTGCGAAAAAGCTGGAGAGCATGGGTCAAAATTGGCGAAGCAATCGCCCGACCGGGTTCTTATCTACAATGGTTTCGCGAATTCAGTCACCTTTCAAACAGGTGATTCAATCAAGCACTAGTTTAACCTTTACAAAGTACCCCGCACAGGGTGTAGATGCCGAAAATAAAACTGACATTTTTCGCGAAGAGATTACAAAGTGCATTCGTTCGTGGAAAGGTCACGATGACATTGTATCGCAGATCGTGCATGAAAACACAGTATTTGGTTTTACTGCGTTAACTTGGGATGACCCTCGCGACTGGAAACCAGAGTTCTGCCGTCAGGATTATACCTTCTTCAGCATAGAGACTCCGCAGGAAGTCGAGGCAACTCCGATTTGGGCGCGGAAACGCCGATACCAGATTGCAGAATTGCTGCCTATCTTGGAAGACCCAGAAACCTCCGCACTTGCGGGATGGAATATTCAAAATTTAGTAAAGGCACTAAACAATGCAACTCCAGCTGGTCGTACTTTGGATTCCGACGATGATGCTCGCCGGGTTGAAGACTGGATTCGCGAGGGGTCTTATGGTGCATCCTACGAAAATGATGCCAAGTATGTGGAACTAGGCGAGCTTTTGATTAAAGAACCGAATGGTAAAATTAGCAGGTTTCTTTTTGACGAAAAAAGCGGAAACGAAATCTGCACTCAATTGGATCGATACAACCGCATGAGTGACTGCCTAGCGTTGTTTAGCGTTGAAATTGGGTCAGGTAGCCTCATGTCGAGCCGAGGTGCTGGGCGCGACCTGTACAATTCGCATATCGCCATCGATAAGGCGCGGAATCTGGTTCAAGACAATGTGTATCTCAAAGGGATGTTGTTGTTGAAAAAGACTGCAACTTCCAAACCCGGCATTGCACCTCTCACAGTCATGCATCCTGTGGCGTATGTTGCCGAAGGCTACGATGTTGTTCCGCAAAATGCGCCTGCTGATGTTGATGACTTCTTAAAACTCGACCAATTCATCTCTGGATTGGCTGAAATCCAGCTTGGAACATTCTTGCCATCGTCTGCTTTAGGTCTTACAGGTGGAGACAAAACGGCATCCGAGATTAATCGTGTTGCTGCAATTGAAAATCAGATTCGCGAAGGCATTTTGATGAGGTGGAGCAAGCAATATTCGCTTGCAGTTGCACGAATGCAGAAAGGGATTTGTCATCCAGAACACATCCGAGCGGCATCCGAGATCAAAATGCTATTGGACATTGCCAGAATGACGAGTCAGGACGCAGTTTGGGCTAAAAAAGAGGTATTGGAGGCATTCAAAGGGTCCGAACTTGAGATGCCATCGTTCCTAGTTCCTTTCGAGTTGCCATCGCACCTAGATGAAGACGCAGTCAACGCTTGCTTGGCAATGCTGGATCGCAATTTGCCGCCATCTGACATTATTCTGATGGCATTCAGCCCAGCCGAGGAGTTAATTCCTGACAATTCGGTTCAGGAAGGCGCAATTCTTGACCTTTTGATCCAACGCTACGCAGGAAACCCTGCAATTAACCAAGATGAACTGATTAAACTCGACTGGTCCCGCAAATTAGGTCAAGAAATCGCCAATCAGGTGATTCTTCCAAAGGATCAGATCGAAGCAGTAGCGATTGAAGCTACTCGCCAGCAAATTATCGAACTTCAAGCGATTATTGCGGGTCAAGAAGTGCCTGTTTCTCCTCGCGACAACGATATGGTGCATTTGGAGACTGTTGTTGCCAAACTGATGCCTGTAATTGCTAATGCGCCACAAGGATCGCTACCACCAGAGATGGTTTCGCCATTCGCTAAAGCACTTGAGCATTTTATCATGCACATTAATCAAGCGGAGATGAAAGGCGGGGATAAAAATAAAATCGCCGAATACAAGCAGATGGTCAAAGAGGCTTATGCCCACATCACCGCAGGAATGGCAGCACCTCCAGTAGAAGATATGATGCCTGCCGCTGGCTCGATGCCACGCAGAAGCGGAGGAGGAGGCAGGGTTAGTGTAGCGCAAGCCGAGCAAGCCAACCTTGCTGTCAATCCAGATCAATTTACCGGAGTAAATAATGTTGCTGCTCCGG